AAGCGCGCTGCCTCAGCAGTTCGTTCTGGAAAAGTCTTGAACATCTTCTCCAGCGATACCAGATTTTCCAAATCAATCGTAATCATGGTTAACTCTATGTTGCAAATGGGTTGCCTGCCACTTCTCAATGTAGACGCCGTCATCGTCAAGACGGGTATTCAGCACATATTCTTTGCTGTCATACACAATCTTATCGCCGACGCTGAACCCAAGCGCGCGGGCTTCGCGAATCGTACACAGCACGAGAACGCCGCCGTCTGATAATTCAGCGAAACCCTGATAGTCGATGTCACCAGTCAGGTTTATTTTGGTATGCACACGCAGACGGCAATCAGACACACGCCCACTCGCAGTTGAAATGTGTTTTGATGGAACGCCCATTTCATGATGCAAATCGGCGCGCGCTTTGCGTTTTATGTCAAGGAAACTCATTTACATCACTCCAAGACGTATGCTTGATACCAAAGACCTTTTATATCAGGCGCGTAGTTTGCCGCGAATTGGAAACCTGTATTGGTGATATTCCCAACATACGCGAATCGGGGAGTTGTTGTCCTCAAATCAAGAGTTACCGTAACGAACGGTACTTTTGAAAACGTCTTGCTGAATTCAACAGGAGCAAAGATATTGTTTTCAAGAGAACCGAGTTCGCTTCGAGGTATGTATTTGGCTTCATACTCTTTGAATGGTTTTTCACCAGAACCACTCGGTTTTTTGGCTTCAAGAGCGGTTAGCCTCTTCTTGAGTTCCCTATCATCATACGGCTGGACTGTTGTACCCAGTAATTTGGCAACAGGTCCCCTGAAGTTCATCTCAACAGTTTTATCATACGTTGAATTTCCTTCCGCTCCGACTGTGAAGAAAAATCTTGCAGCATCATCACTCGGTTTAATAGACTTCAAATGTAAATCTGGTGTTGAAGGCGATGATGGCGATGTTGATTGCGTGCCTGATTCATTCTCCCAGTTAATTCGAACTTTGTCATAGATGTCGATATAACTCATTTTCTACATTCCATAAAAAAATAGGTTCCGCGTTAATTCTAACACGAAACCTATTTGCTAAGAAGACATTACAGTTCGTCGCTTTGACCTTCAACGGCTTGACCTTCAACAGAAGGTTCCTCTTCTGCTTTAGCGGCGCGACCACGTTTTTTAGGCTCCTCAATAACGGCTTCTACTTCCT